CCTGGCGTGGAGGACATCCAGCAGAGCGCCAACGTGTTCACGGTGGAGCTGCGGCGAAACGACGACATCATAGCGCAGTACCCGGAGATACCGGAGCTGAAGGACCACCTCAGCACGCCGGGGATCTCGATCTCTCGGTATATCTACAACGACAGCATAGACACGAGCGACAAGAGCTACGTGGTGAATTGGTATTATAAGCGCCGGTCCGGCAACAAAACGGTGCTGCACTACTGCCGGTTTGTTAACGACGTGGTGCTGTTTGCCAGTGAAAACGACCCGCGCTACGCCGAAGGCTGGTACAGGCACGGCAGATACCCGTTTGAATTCGATGTGATGTACCCGGACGTGGGGACGCCGTTCGGCTTCGGGGAGATCGATATAGGCCGCGACGCGCAAGAGGATCTGGACGAGATGAACGCCGCGATCATGCGCAACACCAAGCAGGCGCTGCGGCGGCGGTACCTCTCCAGCATGGGCGGAAAGATCAACGAGGAGGAATTCGCGGATCTGAGCAAGGACATCGTGCACGTGCAGGGGAACGTGGACGAGATGAGCATAAGAGAGATCACGGTGCAGCCGATCAGCGAGGCGTATCTGAGCATATTCAACGCCAAGGTGAACGAGCTGAAGGAAACGACGGCCAACAGGGACGTGACGCAGGGCGGCACCGGCGGGACGAGCACGGCCAGCGGGATCGCGGCGCTGCAGGAGAGCGGCAACAAGGTTTCACGCGACCTGATCAGCGCGAGCTACGAGTCGTTCCGGCGGGTGTGCGAGCTGGTGATCGAGCTGGTGCGGCAGTTCTACGACGTGCCGCGCACGATACGGGTGACCGGCGAGAACGGCGCGGCGGAGTACATGATGATCGACAACAGCGCGATGCAGAGCAGGGAGCTGCCCGGGCAGTTCGGGATAGACGCCTACCGGACGGCGGAGCCGGTGTTCGACGTGACCGTTAAGGCCCACAAACAAAACCCGTGGAGCCGCCAGCAGCAAAATCAGGACAGCATTAATATGTACAACATGGGCTTCTTCGCGCCGGATAACTACGTTCCCGCGCTGGCCTGTCTGGAAATGATGGACATCGACAACAAGGACAAGCTCAAGCAGGTGATCGCCGGTAACGGGGAGGCGTGGATACAGGCGCAGATGATGGCGGCGCAGCAGGCCATGGCGGCGGCGAGAGCCGGTGCGGCTGTCCCAGCGCCCGGAAACGAGAACCAAAACCAGCCCAAAAACGAACGGAAATCGGGTGCGGCGCAGCAGCAGCCAAGCGGCGGCGGCGTGGTGGAGAAGGCCCGCGCGCAGGCGCAGGCCGGGACGGCCCCGAGGGCGTGACGTCATGATAGAATTTACGCACAATTTTACGGGCTATCACAACATTACGCTGGAATGCAGCGGGCACGCGGGCTTCGCGGAGGCAGGGCATGACGTCGTGTGCGCGGCGGCGAGCGCCCTGATGGCGGCGGCGATAGAGGCGCTGGGACGATACCCGGACGCGAGGCTGACCGTGGACGCGAGGGACGGCTACTGCCTGATACGGTGCGTTTATACGCCGGAGACGGCGGCGGTGGCGCGGGTGACCGTGTGCGGGTTCGAGTGGCTGGCAAGGCAGGCCACCGGATACGTGAGCTGCCGGAGGCGGACGCGGGCGGTAAACGCCGAGCGGATCGCCAAAAGGCGGGAAGCGCTGAAAAATTCAGACGCGCCGCTTCACCCCGACGGGGGAAGCGTGTGATATAGTCAAGACGACACTTCGGAAAGACGATGACAAGGAGGGCATTTTATGCCGAAAACATTGATCGGACTGCAGTTTTTCGCGGACGGCGGAGCGACGGGGGGCAGCGCCCCCGGCAGCGACGGCGCGAGCGGGAGCGGCAACGGTCTTACGGGCGATTTTGCCGCTGACATGCAGCGGTACTTCGGCGTTACGCCGCGTTCCGCCGCCGGGAACGCGAAAAAAGGCGGAAGCTATGACGGAGCGAAAGGGCAGGAGGCGGCGGACGCGGGAAGCGTAACCGCGGAAGGCGCCGACGCAGAGGCTGCGACCTCCGGGCAGCAGGGAAAACAGGACGACGACGCGGAGTTCAACGCGTTCTGGGATAAGTATCAGAAACGCATTCAGGACAAGATCCAGCCGTCGTTCAACGAACGCTTCAAGCGGTTCAAGGAGACGGAAGGTAATCTCAAGGCGCAGCTCGCGCAGTATGAGGACGCGGCGGCGCTGCTGCGCGACAAGTACGGGCTGGCGGAGGACGCGAAGATCGAGGACATCAACGAGCGGCTGAAGACCGACAACACGATGTTCAGCCGTCAGGCGATGGCCAGCGGCAAATCGACGGAGGCGTACCGCGACGCGTACTATCAGTCGCGCGAGCAGAAGAAGGCCGACGCGGAGCGGAAAGCGCAGCAGGCGGAGGCGGCTGCACAGGCAGAGTTGCAGAAACGCCAGCAGGCCGTGCAGGCGAACCTCAACAAGCTGCACGAGGAAGCCGAGGAGCTGAAGAAGACCTTCCCGCAATTCGATCTGGCTGCGGAAGCGAAGAACAAGACGTTTATGGCAGGCGTTTCCGGCGGCATGAGCGTGGCGGACGCGTATTACGCGGCGCACCACGACGAGATCATGTCCGGCGTGGCGGCGGCAGCGGCACAGCAGAGCGCGGTTAAGGCCGCGCAGACGGTGGCGTTTAACCGCACACGGCCCGCGGAGGGCGGGCAGAACGCCGGGACGGGCGTGCGCACGGGCGTAGACGTCAGCAGAATGACCGGCAAGGATATCAGAGACATCCTTGCGCGGGTAGAAAGGGGCGAGAGGATCGCCCTGTAAAGAGAGGAGCTATCATATCATGAGCATGAGAGAATACGTGATCGGCCTGCAGCATTTCGCCAACGGCGCGAACACTGTTGTCAATTTCGCGGGTAACGACGACGCCACCAAGGCCGGTTCGATGAACGCGAACGACTATCATTCCGGCGACGGCGACGGCGCGCTGTCCGCCGAAATGAAGACCTTCTACGATAAGACGCTGATCGAGCTGGCGGGTCCCAAGCTGGTGCACGATCAGTTCGCCGTGAAGCGTCCTATCCCCCGCCACGGCGGCAAGACCATCGAGTGGCGCAAGTTTTCCAAGCTGCCCAAGGCGACGCAGCCCATCACCGAGGGCGTGACGCCTGCCGGCAACAAGCTCAGCGTATCCGCTGTGACGGCGACCGTGGAGCAGTACGGCGACTACGTGGAGCAGACGGACCTGCTGGAGCTGACCGCCATCGACAACACCATCGTGGAGGCGACCAAGAAGCTCGCCGATCAGGCGGGCGTGACGATGGACACCATCGTAAGGGATCAGATCCATGCCGGTTCCGCCGTGATGTACAGCAATAAACGTTCCGGCGACAGCCTGATCCCCGTGACCGAGCGCGGTGAGATCACCAAGATGTGCCCACTGACCGTGGACGACGTGTTCCTTGCCGCTACGGAGCTGCGCGCGGTCGACGCGCCGACCTTCGACGGCTATTACCACGCCATCATCCACCCGCACGTGGCGAATTCGCTGATGCGTGAGGCGGATAAGGAGTGGATGGACATCCACAAGTACGCCGACCCGGAGAACATCTACCGCGGCGAGATCGGCATGCTGGGCGGCGTCAGGTTCTTCAGCACGAGCGAAGCGAAGATCTACGGCCCCGCCGTGATCAGGGACGGAAAGACCCGTCTGAAGGTGGCTGCGGACGCTTCCAGCGCCGCGACGACCGTGTACGTGGAGGGTTCGCTTACGACCGGCTCCGGCCTGAGCATCCCCTGCTACATCAACGGCGTTTCCAACACCATCACCGCGATCGCCGCCGGTACGAGCGAGCATGCCGGGCAGTCTGCGCTGACGGTGACCGGCCTTAGCGCCAACCTCTCCAAGGGCACTTACGTGATCCTGCGCAGCACGGATTCCCCGGAGATCCAGTACTGCGGCAAGGACGGCAGCGCCGTGTACGGAACGCTGTTCTTCGGACAGGGCGCGTACGGTTCCACGGATCTGGAAGGCGGCGGCCTCGAGCATATCGTGAAGCAGCGCGGCTACGGCAACGACCCGCTGAACCAGCGCTCTTCCATCGGCTGGAAGGCCACGAAGGTGGCGAAGGTGCTTATCCCGGAGTATATCATCCGGTTCGAGAGCGGTTCCGAGAAGTTCAGCATGAAAGCTGAAAGCAACTGATACCGCGACAGCGGCAAACGGGCGCGGCGGCAGCACGCCGCGCCCTCATAAAATAGAAGGAGCGATAACATGGCGACAAAAGCGAATACAGCGGAAGATAGACAGGAATACTACGACGTGACGCTGCCCCGCGTGAAGGGCGAGGACGCGGTATACGTGAGCGTGAACGGCGAGAGGATCATGGTGCAGCGCGGAAAAAGAGTGACGCTGCCGAGACGGTTCGCGCTGGCGCTGGCGAATTCCATGGCGCAGGAGGACGTCGCCGAGGCGTTCATCCGCAACAACGCGATGTAAGAGGGAGCAGGCATGAAACAAGTGACGATACCGGCCGACATGCGCCCGTTCCGGTGCAGTATCAACGGCTGTGAATATGAATACCCGGCAGGCTCGACGCAGTACGTCCCCGACGAGGTGGCGTCGTATATCGCCGGGTACAACGCCGGGAAGGCGAAGCCGCGCGAATACCCGCCGACGCCGCCGGTGCTGCCGCCGATCACGGCGGGAGACGAGGACAAGGTGGCGAAGGTTTCCGGCGGGAAGGTGGTATGGGCGGAGGACGCTTCCGGCGACACGCTGCCCGCCATAGGAGACGGCGACGACGGCAAGGTGCTGACGGCGGTGGACGGCGAGGCCGCGTGGGCCGCGCCCGCTTCCCCAGAGACGGCGGAAACGACCGACCCGCCCGGCGCGTCGGAGGAGGAGACATGACGATCAACAGACTGACGGAGCTGCTGGCGAAGGAACGCCAGGACGCCGTGGTCACGGCGGACGACGTCCGCAACATGGTGAACGCGCTGGAGACGCGGCTGTGCATGGAGGTTTTTCTTACGCACGACGGCGCGCCTCCGGGCGTTTATTGGTTTATGCGGCTGCAGCCGCCAAACGGCGTGAAGCGCGGCGGGCTGTGGGAGCTGCCGGAATGGATGCTGCCGTCGGCGCCGGGCTACCCCGGCGACTGCGGTGAGGCCGCCGCGTTCGACGCGGGGGATATCCCGCTGCTGGCCCCGCCTCCCTACGACGAGGTGTACCTGCAGTACTGCCGGTGGCGTATCGCGCAGGACAACAACGATACCTACGACGAGAGCAACGCCCAGCGCCGGTATTATTCCGCCTATGAGGATTTCGCGCGGCACTGGAACAGGACGCACATGCCGAAGGAAACGGCTGTGATTCGGTGAGGTGATGGACGTGACCGAGACGGATATAAGCGTGGTGCAGGACGAGCAGCGGCGCACCGACGTGTTCTTAGGCTACCATCGGCAGCAGCGGTACATGACGAGCAAGGGGAGATTCCACGAGGGCGCGATGACGGAGTGCGCGAACATGTGCATGGAGGAGTACCCCTGCGCGGCGGCGCGGCCCAGGCGCTACGACGTCACGAACAAAGGCAAAAGCGACGGTATGGAGCTGCGGTATATGCCGTACCCGCTGACCGACGCTGTGCTGGACGACGGGAAGCTGGCGTATCTGTGCGCGGACGCGTATTCCTTAGGCGAAGAGCCGCGGCAGATGATCATGCACGGGCGCCGCGTTTGGACCGCGAACGCGCCGATCACAGGAGGCGGCAGGCTGCTGCCGTTCGGGAACGGCTTCTTCACGACGGGCGGCATATACGTGCCGGACAAAAACGCGGACGGCGTGCGCGTGGTGCGGGCGGCTGTGGACGGCGTATTCGACGCGACGCTGTGCGACGGGGACGAGGATATCACCTCCGACACGACCGTTTCCGACGAAGCGCCGGAAAGCCCTTCCGAGGGCGATTACTGGTACCGCGACGGCTACGGGCTGTATCTGTACGACGGAACGGAGTGGCAGCCGGTGCCGGTGTTCCACGTGCAGCTGACGGCGGACACGACCGGCATGTCGGAGGACGCCATAGCCGCGCTGAAGGCGGATATGGCCTCCCTGCGGGCGGACGACGTGGTGTTCGTGCGGCGGGGGCACATGGAGAACCATCAGATCGTTTACGACGATCTGGGTGCGATAAAGGTATACAAGGTAGACGCCGACGCGGCGTCTCCCTATATCATGCTGAATACGCTTACGACGCCGGGCGAATACAGATTCGACATAACGCGCAGGCTGCCGGTGCTGGATCACATCGTCGTGCACGACAACCGCGTATGGGGCTGCCGGTACGGCGATAACGGGTACGGCGCGACGGTGAACGAGATCTACTGCTGCAGGCTGGGAGACCCGACAAACTGGTATCAGATGGATCTGACGGAGAGCGACGCGTTCATTTTCACCGTAGGAGAGCCGGGACCGTGGACGGGCGCGGCGGTGCTGAACGATACCGTTGTGTTCTTCAAGGAGAACTGCATGGTGACCGTGTACGGCGATACGCCCTCCGGCTACCGTGCGCAGCTGGAGTACTGCGACGGCGTGGAATATCAGAGCGAGCGGAGCATCGTTTACATGCGCGGCTATCTCTACTATAAGTCGACCGCCGGGTTCATGCGGCTGTACAGCGGCACGCTGCCGGTGCGGATCAGCGACGCGCTGGCCCTGAAGGACAGATGGGAGATCGCGCAGGCCGGTACGGACGGGAGCAGATATTACGCGCAGATGTACGACATGACGGACAGAACGTACGTGACGTGGGTGTACGACGGCGATAGCGGCGAATGGCAGCGAGAGGACAGTATCTCCGGCAGCGGGGAGTACCTCGTGGGCCTTGTGCCGGTAAAAAGCGGGCTGTTCGCCGTGACGTGCGGGGAGACGGCGGATACGCTGACGCAGATGTACGTGTGCGGCGTGCGGTGCGTTTCCAGCCCCGCGCAGGGCGTTACGTGGGAGCTGTTCGGCAACGGCTATGAAACGCTTGGGCTGTGCGGCGCTGTCAAGGACGGCGACGTGTATTTGCCGGTGCTGCCGGACAATCAGGCGTACCCGGCGGATATCGCAATCGAAGTGGATCACGTGAACGAGCCGGAACCGGAATGGGCATTCTCGACCGGGGATTTCGGACATGACGCGCCGGTATATAAAAGAATCAAGAGCGTAGCGGTGCGGGCCTACTGCGAGGCGGGCGCGGGCTACGACATCGACGTGATGTTCGACCAGAACGGGACGTGGGTGCCGCTGACGGCTTCCGGACAGATAACCGGCGAGGGGACGCGGCGCGTGGAGTACCGCCTGCGGCGGTGCGATCTGTACCGGTTCCGCTTCCGGGGAACGGGGCGCGTGGTGATCTACGGCATAACGCACACCTACGAATACGCGGGAGGCAGAAACTATGACGCGGCGGCACAAAATCAAGCTGTACGCTCCTAAGATACCGCAGCTGCGGGGGCTGACGGAGGAGGAGCGGACGAAAGCGCTGGAGGAATACATGCGCGAGAACGCGCGGGTCCTGCGGCAGATATTCGCGCAAATAGAGGAGATGATGGACGATGGCAGGTAAATCGCGGTTCCGGTTGGAGGATTTCAACGGGGATCAGGCGGCCTACGACAAGGCCGCCGGTATATACGACGAAAAATGGGCGGCGGCGAACCCGGCGGGGACGCTGGTGATAGACCAGCGGAAGCCGACCTTCACGCCTGGGGATTTCGGCAACGACTTCGGCGCGTGGGCGCAGGCGAACCGCGCCTATGAACGCGGGTACGGCGCGGAG